AGCACGTGCGAATAATTCGTACCTGCCTTCTTTCTCACCTAGCCAGTCGCCAACTTTTCTAGTCATACATTGCCAAGTTTTGTCCATCGCGATATACAAATGATCTCCATTTTCTTTTTTTAAAGATATCCAATCAGCAATATATTGCGGCACCACAACTAACGCTGGTGCGGGGGCTAAATTGTAAATATGAATACAACGGTTATCACTGCTCGTACCTATGCGATACATTTCACCATCTTCATCTATCTCAAGAATTTCTTTTGTTAACAGCCTACTTTCAGAAATCACCTGTACCTGATCGCCAACTTTGAATTTTTGTGTCATTGTGAAACCTCCTCGTCTTCTTCATAATCCACCTTCGCCTTAATGACCGCTACGTCTCCCACTGTCGGGAATTTAATCCATTTCACGTCGATTACGGAATCCACTTCTTGCATGTTATCGATTGTAACCCCAACTTTTAAATTTCTAGGTAATTGATTCAACTGTTCAATTAGTTCGCCTACTGTCATCCCCACACGCCCTCAATTCCAATAGATTCTAAAAATCGCTTGCCTGATTCGCTGACGTGGTAATAATCCACCAGTTTAGTTTCCACACCGTTTTTCGCGTATCCTTTTTCAACCAACTTCTCCCATTCTTTTGCGTCTGTACTTACTGCTGCATAATAATTTCTATATGCTTTCTTCGCATTATCTAAGCCTAGTGCATGTCTTAGTAAGTTTATTTGTGCGTTTGATAGTCCCATCATTCGCTCACCTCTTTCCTAAACCCATTTTATTGGCTGTTCTCTTAGCGCTGGAATGTTATAACACACCCAGCAACACCCGCGATTAAAACTACTCGTATGACCTAAAAACTTGATCCGTTTCTTGAATATTAAAATCGCTAATTTATCCTCGTATTTCTGAAACATATTCGCTCGTTTTTCGGTTTCTAGCGTCGCTAAAGGTAACAGCAACGCAAACGACTTGATTTTGTTCGCTTCAACTAGTTCAAAGCTCCGTTCAATAATCCTATTTTGCTCGGAAAATGGCGGGTTGCTTATCATTAAATCGCAATTTGGCGGTGGCTCCGTGGTGAAAAAATCATTTCCTAGGTCGTCAAATATATGTGTTGCGCGGTATTTCAACTTTAGTTCCTCCGCCATTAGCTTAAATTGCGAATCGTAGTGGTTAAACGGGAACCATAGGCTTTTAAACGATTCGATATCGATTAAGCTATAAATATTCTCGACCACAAAGCGAGGTGTTGCGACGTGGTCAGGATTAACTTTTTTTCTGCTTCGTAAAATAAATTTGTGTTCACTCGCTCACCTCATCCTTCATGAATACTAGAAAGTGTGTCTTACTTCTTCTGAATCCGAAAAGCGGTTCCGTATCAATCACTTTCAAAATTTCGCTTAGTTTTATTTGTTCTTCATTCCATTTGAATACTAACGTGCTGTTCGGTTTTAATACGCGCATACACTCATTAAACCCTTCCGAAATGTCCTGTTCCCAAAGGTGGCCAAGTTTTCCATATTTTTTGGCCAACCAGGAATCGTCACCAGCTCGCACCAAATGCGGTGGGTCAAAAACAACTAAATGGAATGAATTATTAGGAAACGGCATGTCTCTAAAATCTGCTACAATATCAGGTTTTACTTCTAACTTTCGCCCATCGCAAAGTGTATCTTCGAAATCTCGAATATCCATATATACCGCATCTGGATGTTGTTTATTAAACCAGAACATTCTTGATCCGCAACATGCGTCTAAAATGCGCTTCATTCCGTCACCTCATCATCAATCAAATGCGCATGTTCAAACGTAAAGGCTTCGATTTCGGCGCGGGTGTAAACTGCTTGCCAGCCAGCACTTGCATACTTATCACTGCTCCATATTTCTTTTCCTTTCTTATTGTTGATATTCAAATACAGCCCCGTAATTGGACACTTGATATACCACTTTTTCGGTTCTTCGCGTTCGTCTAGCGGTGTGGATGTATAGATTTCTAACAGACTTACTAACTGTGCCTGCGTATCTGCCCCTAAGTTTAAAAACGCTTTATCAAGCGAGAAATCTTTGCAATCGCAAGAGCATTTAATTTTGTAAAAATCAGCTACTACTAGCTCACTAACAATGTTTTTAATCATGAAAAAGTTTTCATTGTGCTTTCCTTGTACCAGTTCAAATCCTATTGTGTTTAATCTTGCTTTAAATTCGCTTGTTTTCATTGCTATTTCCTCCAATTTCGGCTATAATAAAGCCAAGTTATTTTGTTAAATACCCCTTAGTCCACATTGCTGTGTGGGCTATTTTTTGTTGTCTTGGTAATTTAGATACATGAATGGCGTAAATAATAGAAGTACTAATATTGCTATAAACATGTTGTCAAACCTCCTTATAAACAAACTTCTTAATCAACCATTCATTCGCCTTCACAGCGTCAAATGCCCAGTGTTCTTTTTTGTCTTTATCCCAGTTGCTGAACTCGCTTATTTCTGGATATTCATAGATATTATCAATCCACCAGCTGTACGATCGTGGGCTTGCATCCGCAAATTTCGCTAATGTCCACACACCGTATACGACTGGGGATGTTAGTTTTTTGTTTTTTACTGGTCTTGCCATGGGTGGGCTCCTTTCTACAAAGAATCGAATATCATTCCTTGTTTTAGTGGTAGTAGTTTGATTTTCACCTTATTAGTTCTACATAAATAGCGACTTATACTTATGATGTCTGCCGGTTTTGTTTCATCCGCTTTCGACATTTCAAGATACATGCCGTAAAAATTGCTCAATTCCTCACCTATTAATGGGTTATTTGGCATAGTTTCAACCCTTTCTTGTTTCATAAAACATCTGCTCAAAATTGAGCCGATCTAGCAATCATATTCTTTAATAACTAACTAAGTTAGACTTAGGCGGTCAGGGAGATGACAACCTTTTAAAGATCCCCATCAAGACATCATTTTCAGAAAAAGCTTTCTTGGATAACGCCAAGGTTGTCGGTATTGTAGACATCCTTATTTTTCAAAAACATATTCACGAAATATATTTGTCCTTTACCAGTAACCATTGTGGTGTAACGAGTTCTGTGTGAATTTGATTTTGAATCATAATACGAATTAAGTTGTAATTCGAACAGTCCACGATCTAGCGCACGTTGATTAGGTAGGTTACGTGTAGTACCGTTTTTGGATGAAAGATAACCATGTTCTCTTAACCATCTAAATAACCGATTTTGTCCAATATCAATTCCATGTTTTTTAAGAGTAGTGGCAAGAACTTTCACATTTACACTATCTTCGGCTACCTCAACCGCATTCGCGAAAATAACTTTTGGTCGCTGTTCTTCGATAATCGCGTATGCTTGTTGTTTTTCTTGATATTCTTCAATCCATTTTTGAGCTCTAGCAGCGGGGTCTTCAATCATATATGAATCCATTGGGTATGCTTTGATGTGATTTTCCATTTTGTTAAACTGCTGAACATAGAATGCGGTAAACTGAACGCCTTTTTTACCAATCATTTTGTTTCCAATCATTTCGCAACCTTGTTTGGTGCAATCGAAGCTTGGGCGTTCTTGGTTATTTGCATCGATATAGCTAGACTCAATGAAGAAATCGCCCAATCCAACTTTGGCTTCGGCTAAATACCCACAGTACTGACGAATATCTCGCATTAATTTTGCATGTTCCTTTCCTACCTGCTTCGCTACTTCCACACTGCTAATTGTTCTTTGTAATTGATTCATTGTTTTTCCTCCTCGATAGGTGCATTTATGCACCTTTACTATCAAAAAAAATTTCTTTCGCTTCTTCCATTGTAAGTGGAATTGAAACCATCATATTTTTCATTTGTTCAATTGTAAAATCTTCGCCACCTCTTTCCATCTTCCTGTAGAACGTTGAGCGATGTATTCCAATTTCTTCAGCAACAGTTTCTTGCGTTTTGTTTTTTTCAACTATAATTCCCTTAAGTTTAGAAACGTTCATTGTTATCACCTCCTTTTTTAAAAGGTGCATTATTGCTCCTTGAAGTAATAATAACACGACCTTATGAGTACGTCAACAAGTTTGTTGTTGCATTTTTGCACCATTGGTAGTAAACTATATACAAAGGCAGGTGTAATAAATGAGTATCGGTAGTAGAATTAAGGAACGTAGGCTTGAATTTAACATGAGTGCTGATAAATTAGGTAAACTAATTGGAGTAAATAAAACAACTATTTATCGCTATGAAAAAGGGTTTATAAAAAAAATGCCTATAAAAGTAGCTCAAAGATTGTCTGAAGTACTAGATATTCCACCATATGAGTTTATGGAAATAGAAACGCTAGACGAAATGGCAACTATGGAAAACTTAAAGACGTCTAAGTTCATTGATTTTATAGAAGATACAGGATTCGATGTCCAATTTAATGAAGACTATTCCGAGTTTGTTCTCTCATATAAAGGAGATAGTTGGAATGTACCTTTATCTGATATTGAACTTCTTTTTAATCAATACAAAAATAACACTTCACCCATGTCAATCCATTTGGATGCCGTTTTATTATCTGATTTACTTGATAATTTTAATGAAACTCTCTCTACACATGTTATGAATTTGGCAGAGCTATCAAGTGACAATCGAAAAGCGGTTTACTTACACACAGAAGCGCTATTAAAAGCACAGGAAAGAAAAGATACCATGAAGGAACAAATCATGACAATTGCAGCCCACATTGATGATGATGCAACAGAAGAAGACTTAGAAGAAATCCAAGATTTCATAAATAAGAAAAAAGAACTTCAAGCAAAAAAACAAAAGAAATAATATACGAGATGAATGAGGTGTTTCCATGCTTTTAGAAAAGTTATGTGATGAATTTCCTCACCTTGAGATTGTGCTAGAACCAAAAATGAATAAAAAACATAAAGGACAACTAATCGGTCGTACCGTTTATTTAAATAAAGAACAGACAAGTACAGAATTAGGATGCACCTTTTTAGAAGAAGCAATGCATGATCTCTACACTGTGGGTGATATATCAGCACAAAAAACAATGACAGATAGAAAACAAGAACAATTTGCACGGCGACGGGCTTATGATTATCTAATTTCATTTGATGATCTAGCAGATTGTTATTACAACGGTTATACGGAATATCACGAAGCTGCTGAATACTTAGATGTATCGGAAAGCTTTTTGCGAGCAACGATTGCTTACTATAAAGAAAAATACGGCTTGATGTATGATACTGGAAACTATATAATAAACATTGAACCTACCATAGAAGTATTTAAAGCGGATACAACAGAGTATTTGTATGATTACGGGTGCTAGGGGAAAATACATTGTATAAAGGGAGAGAATACAGATGAAATTTGAAGTATCTAAGAAGACGATGGTCATCGTCGGCGGGTTACTGACACTTCTCATATTGATTGGAGGCTCTTTATTCGCCTATAATCAATATCAAATTAAGGTTGAAAATGACAAGAAGATTGCACAAGAGAAACAAAAAAAAACTGATGAAAAAAAAGAAGCTAAAATTAGCAAACAAAAGGAAAAGGAATTCAAAGTAAAACTGTTTGAACTAAGTTTAAATGGAATGGGCGTTTCTGCTCAAGCAGAAAAAATAGGCGATTCTTACTCAAGTATATGGTCGGATGCAATTTTTGAAGACGAGGGGGCTTCTGTAGGTGGAAAAAAATATACAGACTTTAATGAAGCTATATCTGCTCAAAAAGCTATACATGAAGAAAACGGAGACATTTCATCCCTAGATACTGACTTAAGTTCGCTAACAGAAACTTTTGACTCTTTGAAAGTTAATTTAACACCTGTGAATGAGACAATATTCCAGGAAGCCGAAGAGTATTATGACAAGTTGATCAATTACGTTTCTATAGCCAAAAATCCATCTGGTAGTTATCAGACTTACTCTGAAAAATACGGTGAATCAAAAAGTGAATATATTACCGTTATGAGTACTTTCAGTGATTTGACTATGGGCGAATGATTATTTAATTCGCGACCAACTTATATCTGAACATGGCGAAAAATTCACCCAAGCGGAAGCTGACTATGCTATCCAACATTTAAATGACTAATAAACTAAATAACCCCAGCAAGCCCAAACCAAACGGGCTTCTGCGGCTCTTTAATCGAACATATGTACTGTTTCGAGGGTATAAAAAAAGCCCTAACTGTGGGCTAATCTTGTAGCATATCTTCCATTTCTCTGAAAATGGTTTCCTGAACTTGTTTTGTAGCGATTCCCATCAGATGTTCTCCTACACCAGAATATTTCACAATATCAGTAAATCCCATTGACTTGTAAAATTTTGTGGATTTTTCGTTCAATGAGTCGACAACTAAAATCGGAAATTTAACATATGGAGAAATATTGACGCTGCATATTTTGAACAATGCATTCATTAGTGTTGAGCCATATCCTTGCCCTTGATACTTTTCTTTTATCGCAAAATGTGTGATTTTAAAGGCTGGATAAACCTTCATTTGGTTAGTAAAATACTTTGTGTTAGAACGTTTGAATTTCCTTGCTAAATTTACCTCACCCGCACATATAGTGAAGTAACCGATTAACTCATCCTCAATCATCATGATTGTTGTAGCATTGAGCATTTCAGAATCTTGTTTTACCGCCTCTACGCGAATGAATTCATTAAGTAGTTCAATCCCACATTCAAAAGGTCCCACAATCTCATCATGGGACACTAACGCATGAAGCGAAAAAATATTAATCTCATCGTTTTTCTGGTTCCCGCCATCATTCATCTAGATTCCATCCCTTAATTAATGAATATTTATATTTTTATTTTTCTTTGCTCTTTTCATTCTTAGAACAACTTCATTAACTTTATTTAAATCAACTGCTGGGTTTTCAAATAATTTAACTGCATTCTTAAAATCCTTGTCAGGTAGAACAATAACATCATTTTTTTTAAATGTGCTTGTTACCATATCTCATTCCTCCAAATTATATAATTGTAAATCTCGTAACAGCAATTAGCGTACCGGTATTTCCACACCGTTTAGGTTTATTGATTTAATTTTACTAACTTCTTCACGAGTTTTTTTCACATATTCATTTGTTGATTTAGATTTACCATCAACTCTGCTCATGAAATTTTCGTATTCTCGTTCATTATCAAAATAGAGTTCCGTATTTTTTATAATTGTAGTTGCCATACAGATACCTCCTTGTTATTTACTATAGATACTAATAGTATACCCTATCATTGACAGAGTGTAAACGATGAATTACTTGCATTGCATTTAAAAAAGTTAAAAGCCTGCATTGCATTTACAAAAAAACACATTTTAAAGGAGCCTGAAAACATGAAAATAACAAAAAAAGCAAACGGTGATTACACTATCCGTCTCCGTATAAAAGTAAATGGCGAATGGAAAGAAAAACGATTAACCGATTCTGATAAAGACAATCTAATTTATCGCGCATCAAAATTAAAAAAAGAAACGAAACAAGAAGATTTTTCAGCAAAGAAATGGAAAATTGGTGAATTCTATGAACTTTATATGAGTACCTACAAAGATAACAAAGTTAGTCGTTCTACAGAGATCTTGTATGAATTAGCTTATGAACAATTTATTGATTTTTTTGGCGATATCCTACTTGATTCCATTGATGCAGTCAAATACCAACGCTTCATCAATTACCTAGGAGAAGATTACGCCCTAGCCACTGTGGACACTAGACACCGTAAAATTAGAGCTATTTACAATAAAGCAGTAGAATTAGGATACGCACGAAAAAACCCCACGAAAGGGGCTGTAATGAGTGGAGAAGATGTTGCTAAAAATAAAAAAAAGTTCATGGAAACTGATAAAGTGAAACTATTAGTTCAAGAACTGCAAAAAAAGAACTCCACTTCTCGCGGAGTAATACTGTTAGCTATTAGAACCGGCATGAGATTTGAAGAAATAATAGCTCTTACAAATAAGGATATAAACTTCAAAAATCGAACGATTGATGTTACAAAAGCGTGGGACTATAAATTCACGAATAATTTTATTGATACAAAGACAAAGAAATCTCGTACAATTTTCATGGATACATTGACAAGTAAGATGGTTAAAGAATATATAATGTGGCATAGTGAAAACGTCGATAACTCTAACAATACATTCGGTTTGTTGTTCAATAGAACTGGAACACATCGCCCAATATCTAACACTGGCGTGAATAAGGAATTAAAGAAGCTATGCAAGATTATTGAAAGCGACGAATTAACACTTCATAAGCTACGACATACACACACGGGTTTGTGTGTTGAAGCTGGAATGGATATTATTTATGTTGCAGATAGGTTAGGGCATGAAGACATTAATACAACATTGAAATATTACAGCCATTTAAGCGAAAGTTTAAAAAACAACAACAAAACGAAGCTTGATTCATTCTTCGCTGCTAAAAGCTAACATCTTGCCACAAATAACGCCACAATTGCCACAAATTTTTAGATATTATAGGACACTATAGGGTACAAAAAGAAAGTTTCGTTAATCCCAAAACCGCTCGTACAAAGCTATTTATAGCCATTTCCATTGCATTTCCGAAATTACTTCAAATGCCCTCGACAGGAATCGAACCTGTATTTTGAGCTTCGGAGGCTCACGTGCTATCCGTTGCACCACGAGGACGAAATTTTAATACACTCACAATCAATAATTATAGCGGAAAAATGCCAATTACACAAGCTTTATCTCATAGGAATATTTCATTCGAGCCTTTCGTTTGACCTAGTTTGACCATTCGTGTAATATAGAAGCATCAAGAGGAGAATGGAACATAATCGAAATAAATCGGCGACAAGCGCATGCATTCCAATAATTCGGCGGACTTCCGGTTCTCACATACACTAGTATGCTCCGCTTCCGGCTTCCACCAAATTATTGGAATACAAACGCTTTCGCTCGATTCGTGTAAAGCATTATCTTCATCTTACCCGTAAAAGGGTTTGGCAATCTTTTCATTATTTCGATTTTGTCTCAGTTTCTTTTTTAAATGAAATATACCTAAACAGGAGGGTTTTATTATGAATTTAATTCCAACAGTAATCGAGCAAACTAGCCGTGGGGAACGCGCTTATGACATCTATTCCCGCTTACTTAAAGATCGGATTATTATGCTAGGCAGTGCGATTGACGATAACGTAGCGAACTCGATCGTTTCGCAATTGCTATTTCTAGACGCGCAAGACCCTGAGAAAGATATTTTCCTTTATATCAACTCACCAGGCGGCAGTATTTCTGCTGGGATGGCGATTTATGACACAATGAACTTCGTAAAAGCGGACGTTCAAACAATCGCGATGGGTATGGCAGCATCGATGGGATCATTCCTACTTACAGCTGGCGCAGACGGCAAACGTTTCGCACTTCCAAACGCTGAAATCATGATTCACCAACCGCTTGGAGGCGCACAAGGCCAAGCAACGGAAATCGAAATCGCAGCTCGCCACATTTTAAAAATAAAAGAGCGCATGAACACAATCATGGCAGAGCGCACAGGTCAACCAATCGAAGTTATTTCACGCGACACAGATCGCGACAACTTCATGACTGCAAGCGAAGCCAAAGAATACGGCCTAATCGACGACATCGTAGTCAACAAAGCTGGTCTAAAATAA